GGTCTTGCAATACACTTGAGAAAAAATACTGTAAAAAAACTCAATGGGTAAATGGTAAAAAGTCAGGAGAAATATTGATTACTGATATTTCTCATTATTACGGTCTGAGAAATACTATTGAGAAAATGGCAGATAAACGGGCTATTGTTGCATTAAGTCTGAAGTGCGGAGCATTGAGTAATATCTTTACTCAAGATATTGAGGATATGGATTTAAACCACGATGAACCAGAAAGAAAACCTGAGCCAATAAAAAAAGAAAATCCAGAAATAACAAAATTAAAAATTGAAGTTTCAAACAGCCTAGATGACCTTGATATAGCAAAAGAAGAAAAAAACAATGAATGCTTAAACGCTCAGAAAATTTTAGGAATCAAAGGAAGAATATCTGAGTGGTCTGTTGTTGATTGGTCATTACTGTCTGAGTATTTCAGAGAGAAAGTAATGATAAAAGCACAGGAAAAAGGCCAGTAAAATGGGAAATGAATGGGATAAGCTTATTCTTTCAAGCGTTGATAAACCAGAAGAAGAAATAGAAACTGACTCTAAAAATTTGAGCCAGACTAACAAGGTAAAAATGAATGAAAAATACTTTGTTTCTCCTGAATATGCAAAAGATAAGTTTTGCCATTACATTCAAAAAAATTGTATAGCTGTTAAGTGTAATTTCTGGCTGAAAGGCCGTGTTGATTATTTAAAAACTTGGGACGGAAAAACTGGCGGAAATCCAGTTTTAGTAAAAAAAATAGAACAAAAAAAATACAAACTTGAGAGAATTTTATTTGCTTGGGACGATAAGCAAACCCTGGTGGCAAGGTGGATTAAGAAACAAAAAAGGAGAAAAGGCTACATTAGTAGTCTTTAAAAGTAACTCCAAAAAAATCCACGCTTTTCCAAATTGCAAATAAAATTTTCTCCTTTATCTCGGAGGGGGAAATGTTAAAAAAATTGTTAAAACTCGAAAAGAAAAGCAGTAAAATCTCAGAAAAATTATCATCGTTTTTAGAAACTATTAACGATCTTCAGACAGAATTTAAAAAACTGTCAGAGGTGCGGAAATGAAATTCACGATAATGGGATTTTCTCAAAAAGGTTTGATTGACAAAAACCTTAATATTGATGATGCCGCAGTTCTAAGATGGTTTATTGATTATTTAAGTACCGGGAAAATGGCTAAAAGAACAGAAGACGAAGGCGTTTATTATTTTGTAAAATATCAGGCTGTTATTGATGAATTTCCGATTCTTGGAATTAAGACGGCTGACGCAATGTCAAAGCGATTAGGGAAATTAGTTAAAGCTGGTATTTTAAAGAAAAAAGTTTTAAAACAGGGCGGTATTTTTCCTTATTTTATGGTTGTTTCTGATGAATACCAGAAATTAATTAGTAATAGCCCGGTTCAAAAATCGGATACCCCTGATGTAAATTCGGATCATCCGAAATTCCATCCGGATGATCCGAATTCTCATCCGGAACCATCCGAAATTCCATCCGGAACAAATAATCCTTCTACTAATCCATCTATAAATCCATCTACTATATCAAAAAAGAATAACGGTTTTTTTTCATTTTGGGAAAAATACCCAAATAAAAAAGGAAAGGCAAAATCAGAAAAGATTTACCCTACTCTTGTTAAAAAGATTGGAGAAGAAAGAATCAATGAGGCTCTGAGAAATTACCTTAAAGAAATTGATGTAAAAAAAATCAAACCAGAGTTTATTCTGCATGGCTCTACTTTCCTGAATGGTCGGTATGAAGATTATTTAAACGAAAATTTTTCAATTCCTGGGCTTGGAGTTGAAAAAAGAACTGAAGCTTACACCTGGGAAACATTGAGCGAAAAAGCCAGACAACAACATGGCAGTAAGGAAAAATATGTTAAAATGTGGGAAGGGATAGCGGAAAGAAGCGGGAAACCATTAGCCTGGAAGGAGGGAACATGGGCGAAATAGACGGATTAATGGACGCGATAAAGAGAATGGCTGAAATATCCGGCGTTGATTTATCCACTATCAAAATAGATGATAAAATAGATCTGGATAAATCAGCAGAGTTTAAAGAAATTGAGCCTTATGTCCTAAAAATGATCGGGGATGAATTTAAAAACATCCATCGGTTTGAAGATTTTGAACTGGCTGAAAATAAAATCAAGGCTGTAAAAAACTTCATGAACGGTAGCGATAAAAAGTTTTTAATCCTGCGCGGAACAACCGGGACTGCAAAAAGCTGTATCGCAAAGGTTCTTTTATCCGGTTTCTATAAAAAATTACTCAAGCGTGAATCTGTTAAGTTTTTTCAGCAGGTCAAGGATTTTGCTTATTACACCAGAGCTGAAGACCTATTTGGAAAGTTCAAAGAGTGTTTCGCGAATGGAGAATCGACAGAATGGATCATAGACAATCTAAATTCTTATTTTCTCTTAATCATAGACGAGATAGGAGCGACAATGAAATCTGAGTTTGAATTGGTAAAATTTACTCAGTTGATTGATGATTTTTACAGGTTTTCAGGCCGGAAAATGGTTTTAATCAGCAACCTGGAAAATGATGTAGACTGGATAAAATCAATCGGGAATCGGGCTTTTTCCCGCATATGCCAATACGGGACTGTTATCGAGTTCAAAGGCGATGACTATCGGATTCAGTTTAAAGAGGTTGTGGCATGACCCGCAGGGCTTTTGCCATATTACCAAGCCTTTTTGTGCATACAGAGGCAGGGTTTAAGCCCGTTTGGAACTGGAACGATGAATTGAAAAAAAGAATACGCTGGGAGGACTATCAAAAAGACATCGAAAAAATGAGCCGCAAACTGGCTCAGAAACTTGGTTTTGACTGGCGCGATCTGGCTTACGGCGAGGGTTTTTTTCTCTTTGAGCGTATTAAAGAAAAATGGAACCCTGACAGACTTAGTTTTAATAGGTATTTTTACAGCATTTTAAAGCACAGAATGCTGGACAGGTTACAGAAAAAAGACTGGAGACAGCCAGGAGTTTGTAAAGGCCGCGGTAAATATTTTGAGGCAAATATTTGTGGCGGAGTAGGAATAGACATGGAAAAATACTTTTATCGGACCGATTTAAATTAAAGAAATTTGGAGGAAAAAATGAGTTTAAATAGAGTGATATTAACAGGAAGACTTACTAGAGACCCAGAGTTTAAAGCCAGCCAAAGCGGAGTAGGCGTTGCTAAGTTATCCATGGCAGTGGACAGTTTCTATAAAGGAGAGAAAAAAACCTCTTTTGTGGACCTGACAGCTTTTGGGAAAAATGCAGAACTTCTCCGTGATTATTTCAAAAAAGGTTATCCGATTGGAATCGACGGCGCCCTTCATCAGGAAAACTGGGAAAAAGACGGAGAAAAACGCACAAAGATTGTGGTCTATATTGACCGTATTGAATTTATGGGCGGGAAAAAAGAAGACTCTGAAAACAATGAAATCCCCGGCAAAAAACCGACGAAAAACAAACCTCAAGCGGACTTTCAGGAAGAATCAGATTTTGACCCAAGCGGAGAAATGCCGTTTTAAATCAGGGGGTTTTATCCCCCTTTTTAAAAACTTTTGGAGGTAACGATGAAAAACCTAATCATTCTGAAAATATGCAAAAATTGTGAAGAAGAATTTCTTATACAAAATAAACGGCGCACAATGGTTTTTTGTTGTTCTGAATGCCGGATAAATTATTTTGCAAAACAAGCCCAGGAAAGGGCAAGAAATAACGCAAAATTAAAAGGCGGATGGAAAGACGATTCTCATTGCTTTATTCCACTCCCGACTATTCTGGAAATGACTCAGGCAAAAGTGAAACAAGTTCTTAATGTGATTAGTGAGAAAAAAATAAAACACTATCAAAAGGATTTTGAGTGGCACGTTCACGAAAAAATACTTGACTTTATGACAATTGTTAAACCGTTGGAGGCGTTATAGTGGCTAAGATTATTGATTTAAGAAAAGAACAAAATAAGAAAAAAGTTAAAATTCCAAAGCTGGCTGAAATACTTATTGAGTCAGTATTTGTCAGTTTAAAACAGTTTTTTATTAAAGAATTTCAGTTTCATCCAACTCGGCAGTGGCGGGCTGATTACTGCCTGCCAAACCTAAAAATATTAATTGAGCTTGAGGGCGGTGTTTTTGGGTTTGGTAAGAAAAACTCAATCATGGGCGGACATAATCGAGGGAAAGGATATATTCAAAACCTTGAAAAATATAACGCCGCAACGATTGAGGGATATAAGGTTTTGAGATACGCTAATGTGAAAATTGAGGAAACAAAAGGACAATGTGTTATTGACGATTTGAAAAAATACTTAGAAAAGGTTGCGGGGTAAAAATGTATATAGGAGCAGAAGATTTAAAAACAAGTGAACAACAAGCCAGGGATTCTGCAAAAAGAAATTTTTACGAAGAAAATAAATCTTTTAAAAACGATTTAGGCAAGCCAATGATGAACCTTTTACCGTTTGAAAGCCTTGAGGCGGTGGCAATGATTTTGAACCATGGCGCAAAAACATACGGGAAAAACACATGGCAGAAAGTAGAAAATGCAAAAGAACGTTATGAGGCGGCACTTTTAAGGCACCTGACAGCATATAAGAAAGGAGAAAAAACAGACAAAGAGTCAGGTTTGAGCCATTTAGCGCACATGGCCTGCAATGCGCTTTTTATGTTGTGGTTTGAAGTTCAGGAAAATAAGGCGGCAGAAAATGCAAAATAAAACGGTATGCAATAAACAAACAGAGGTATATTCAAGGGTTGTAGGATTTTATCGTCCGACTCAGCTATGGAACAAAGGTAAAAAGGACGAGTTTAAAGAAAGAAAAACTTATATAATTGGGAAGCAAAGTTAATTGCATATAACGTTTTGCGTGTCATGTGAAGTTTTACTAAATTTCACATACACGCTGTTAGGCGCAGTAAAAATAAAATAGGAGAAAGTTATGGAAGTAAAAAAAACAGAACGTGGTTGGGCGGGTCATTTTTGTTGTGCAGAGCGATGTAAATTTAGAAGAAATACATTATTAGAATTTAATAATATTAAAATAGTTGTTTCTACCGTTGGTTTAATGAAAACATTAGATGGGAAAAAATATGAAAAAGTAAATTTGCATGGGTATTTTGAAACAATGGCTTTTTATGCTGATAAAGAAGATAAAAGGTATAACGATGCTGATGTAGAAAGAGGAGTAAAATTTGAATCAAAATGGTATATAAAAAAAATAGATGCAGATGATGAGGCAAATGAAATGCACGAAACTGTAGTAAAAGAAATATCTGAAAAATTAAAAAAAGGTTTTTATTGCGCCTAACGTATCGAGTGTAGCTGAAGTTGTACTCAATTTTGGAGAGCGAAGCGAACCAGCTACACTTTGTTATATGAAGTTATTTTTCAGGAGGTTATATGGGAACAATTTTTAAAACTTTACCAGAAACAGGAGAATGTGAATTAGATATAGAAAAAACAATAGAACAATGGGAAAATGATTGGATAATATCACAATGGGGTACAGATGAATTTAAAATAGCAAGTCAAAAAATGAAAGCAAATATTTCAAAAAAGCAAGCTATTGTTTTAATTGAGCTTTTGGATTTAAAATGTGAAAAAAGACCAGTGTTTAAAAGTGGAAGAACATGGAAAAAATAATTTCATATAACTGTGGATAGACGAAATGTAGGATTAAAACAACACTAAAACAATATGAAAAACAAAAACTTAGATTCACAATTTTCAAAAACAGTCCAAAATCGTGATGGTGGATTTTGCCGGGTATGTTCAAAACCTTCAAGCGAAGTCCACCATATTGTTCGACGTGAGGTTTTAAGAGTGCGACATGATGAACAAAATGGAATTTCACTTTGCTGGAAATGTCATCGAATGGCTCACGGAAAAGACCGAGAGGTTTTGCATAAAATTAAGTCCGTTATGGAAATCCTTTACGGCGCAAACTGGCAGAAAAATTTAGAAAAAAAGTCCGGAGAAATTATAAAATAATGAAAGCTAAAATATTAAAAATAGACTACTTAGAAAATACAATTGAATTAGGAATACTCGGCGCCCTTAATGGATTAAAGCAAAATGATTTATTTGAACTCAAAAAAGTGCGCCGGAAACGAACCCTTGACCAAAACTCGCTTTACTGGCTATTCTGCGATTTTGTGGGGATGGCGTTAGAAATGACAAAAGAGGAAGTGCATGAGGGATTTAAGGAAAAACACCTGCAAAAAACAAAAATACTTCCAGACGGGCGGGAATGGAAAACAAAGGAATCCTCAAACGAATTAGACAGCCATGAGTTTGGGTTATACCTGGATAAATGTAACCTCACAGCGTTGGAATTTGGCGTAGATACAAGCGGTTTTTGGGAGGAGTATGACCGCTTTAGAAAAAATTGATTTAAAGAATTACCTTAAACCAATTTATTTAAAAGTTTTTTACTATTGTTTGCGATCTTGATAAAACTTCCACAATACCTCAAAAAAACTTGATTTTGTCAGCCTATATTTTTTTGCTTCTTCATTAAACTCTTTAAGTGTTTCTTTATCAATATTTATATACAGCGTTTCTGATCCTACTGGTTTTGCCATAAATTCCCCTTATTTTTCTTCAAGATTTAAAATCTCAGAACTTATAACAAATTCATAATGCTTATATCCTTTTAAGGAAGTAAAAAAATCATATTCATTATTTTTTAAAATAATATTTCCTTCGTCGTCTCCCCAATTTTCTAATAAAGAAGCAAGAACTTCTTCTTTGTTTTCAGAAATAATGAACTTTTCCATCGCTTCTTTTGTGATTGTTTTCATTTTTTTGCTCATGTGTTGGCTTTGTAATTTTTTTTCAAAAAAACCAAACCCTGTTATTTCATTTTCAGCAAAAAACTTGTTTTCCTCCTCATCAAAAAAATAAATTGTTTCTTCTAATAATTTTTTTTCCATTTCTTCTTTTGTTGGTTCGTTCCAAGATGCATATTCTTCTGTAACAGTGCCATCGTTATTGTAATTATTAATAAATCCCATTTCCCAAATAGAAAGAAGGTCTTCGCCCTCTTCCTTAAGAATATTCAAGGCTTCTTCTTTTGTAATTTTTGCTTTCATTTTGTCCTCCGTTTTGTTTTTGAAAATCTCATATATATAATAATAATACTTTTTCTAATTTTTGTCAAGTATTTTATTAGAAATATTTAGAAGTAATTCATTTTTATGATTATCAATAAATTAGTAACTTGAATCCTATAAATATTTTTACTACCCTGCGGTTTTTTAGTTTTCCCGCAGGGTTAATCTTTTTTTTCAGAAAAATATTTTTTCATGTCCCGATTTAATAAACGAGTTTCCGTTCAATCTCTCCTAATTGGTTTCCCCGGATAGAAAATCTCTATCCGGGTTTTGGAGGAAACATGGATTATAGCGAATGGATCATTAAGAATTGCCGTGAATGCAAAAAATTTTGGAATTGTTTTGAAATCATACGCAGAGCGGAAATTGCAGAAAGAACCGGGGTTTTTAAGTGTCCAATAAAGGAGATCGTTAAATGAAGAAAATAATCGTTTATTCGCATCAAAATAAATACGGCGCTAAAAGTAAAAAATGCCAAAATGGGGATTTGTACGATTCCGCTATTGAGGTGTATGACGAGAATGGAAAATTAATTTACAGGACAGAAAATGCCAATGTCGATTCAAGCAATAATGCCGTTTATCAGGGAAAGCCTTATAGGGTTGAGGTCGCAAATGGGGAATATATCGGGTTTATAGGCCGTCATGGAATTGAATTTGATCGGACTACTTATAAATTAGTCAAGCAGGGATACCCCGCTATTTATATCTGCAATCAAAAGTTAAAAGACTATATCGGTAAAGGGTTGAAATGGCTGGATTTCTTTTATACCGACATGGAAGCAGTTCAGGTTTTGCCGTCTATTTATCCAAATCCGAACTGGGGCGGGCAAAAAATAATGAAGTATATCCACAATCACACTGGCGGCACGACTTGGGATTATTCGCTGGGTTGCTGGACCGTTCACCCGGACGACTACACTCCGTATATTTCAAACTTTTCTGAGAATGAGTTTGTTTTGATTGAGAAGCGGTAATGACAGAACAAAAACAGCATGAGATAGAATTACGACTGACAAAAATAGAAAGCACGCTGGAGTTGAAAATAGATCAGTTGATTGAAAAAAGCAATGAGACTAATATTTCAGTTAAGGAAATGCAGAAAATCCTGAATAAGTTGCCTGAGTTCGAGGGCCGGGTGAAAATAATAGAAAAAGACCATGAGCGCACGGAAGAAAAAATTGATAAAATAAATGAGAAACTAGAAAAGCACGAAGAAAAGCAGGAAAGAGAAATGAAGTTTATTTTTAGAATCCTGTTTATTGCAATAGGCGGCTTGTCGGTTATAGTGTTTTTGTTACAAATATTGCCTAAATTACTACATTAAGGAGGGTTTTATGAAACAGTTTAAGGATGTGATTTTATCGCTATTCAGGTCGAAAAAGTTTTTTATTTTCTTTATGGTTTTTGCGCTTTGTTTTACGGTTTCAACGATTGCGCTTTTTCTTGGTAAAATGAACGGATCTGAATGGAACAGCACTATGATTTTAATTTCTGGTCTTGTGCTGTCTTACGGGGTTTTAAACGTAGGGCAAAAGAAACTGGTTCAAGCAAAAATTTCAAATACGATTTTACAGGAAATAAAAGACGCAAAGGATGACGGAAAATGATAAAAAAAATACTTCTCGGCCTGATTTCAATAATCATCGGTATTCTTGGCGTTAAGAAGTGGATCGATGGACAGGCAGAAAAAAAATATCAAGAAAAAATGCGACAGTTTGAAGATGAGGCAAAAGTCAAAGCGGAAAACTTTGAGCGAACTATCACGGAAGAAGACAAGCGTATCAATGAAAAATACGCAAAAGCAAAACCGGAAAACAGAAAACTCAGCGAGATAGGATTATGAAAAATTATCAGGATGAATACATTCAGACAGCGATAATTATCCTGGTTGTTTCATTTTTCGTCATAATATGTATTATGTATTTTATTTATAAAGCGTTAGGAGTAAAAATTGAAAAGAAGTAAAAGGGCTTTATTTTATCTTTTTTTAATTGTCATAGGATGTTCAACAAAAGAAGTTTATAGGCCAGTAAATATGTTTATTCCGTTCCCGGAAGGAACCAGACAGGAAATAGAAAATATTAACTCTAAATTAACCATAATGGAGTCAGTATATGCCACAGACCCGCTTTTATTTGAGCGGTGGACGGATAAAAAACAGATCAAGCGCGTTACTATGCGTGGCGAGTATTGGGAGACATTTGAAAGCAAGGTCGATTTAATGGCTAAATACATTGAGCAGTTAGAGGCCAGACTGAAACAAAATAACGAGGCGGCAAGGGTAAAAAAATGAAAAGCCTATGCGATACCTGTCTGAGTAAAATCTTTTGCGATTGCGGAGACTTTGACGGCAAGAAGGTATTTACAGAGCAGTTATATCAAACCGGGGAAAGGATTATTACTGAATGCGACCATTATTTTAACAAGGACTAAGTAAAAATGCTTAAGTCAAAAAAGCAAAAATCAGACATTGTTGAATTTGCTAAAAACCTTTATCTTACCTTTAACGAAGAAGGGAATCATAAATATTCATTGAGAGATATATCAACACAAATTCAGACAGTGTTTAAAAAATCTATACACCATTCAACGGTTGCTGGCTGGATAAAAAAATATGGATGGGAAGCTTTATTTCAGAACGCTAAAAACCTTGGAGTTACTCAAGCGATTATTGAGAGTGAAAGCGGAACAAAGGGAATCGATGAAAAGATAGTCGAAATAAAAAGCGGTAAGACAAAAGAGATATTTCAAAGCCTTGACTATGTGTTTACTAAGCTGTTTACTGAATTTCAAACAAGGGATTTAAAAGATAAAGACTGGATGAAGGGAATGAGTACGACAGATATAGTCAAGTTACTTTTAGCAACAAAAGAAAAAATGATTGACTTAATAGGGAATAATGAGGCTGAAAATAAAACAATCAAGATTTCAATAAATGAATATAGAGATTGACAGCAGAGTTTTTAATCCGGTTTACTATCCGCACTTATTCACTGACAGCGAGTATTTTATTTGTTACGGCGGGTCAGGTTCAGGAAAATCTTTCGCAATCACTCAAAAGATCATTGTCGAGATTTTACAGGGCGGGCGGAATTATTTAGTAATTCGGAAAGTCAGCCGGACAATTAGAAACTCAGTCTTTGCGCTATTTCAAAAAATTATTAGTGAATGGAATTTAAATCAATTATTCACGTTTAACAAATCAGAGTACTCAATCACGTGTACCAACGGCTATAAAATAATTTGTCAGGGGCTAGACGACCCAGAAAAGATTAAATCAATCACGGTCAGTAAAGGAATAATAACAGACGTGTGGATAGAGGAAGCGACTGAACTTTTAGAAACGGATCTAAACCAGCTTATTTTGAGGCTACGAGGAAAGACGGATTTAAAAAAACGGATCACAATCACATTCAACCCCATCAGCGAAACGCACTGGATCAAAAAAAGGTTTTATGACAATCCGGCTAATAACGTTAAAATATTAAAAACTACCTATCTCGATAATTTAAAAAATCTATCACAGGATGATATTGACAAAATAGAGTCTTTGAAAATCACTGACCCGCTATATTATCAGATTTACGCCCTGGGAGAATGGGGGCAATTAAACTATAACGACACTGTGTTTAAACTTGAAACTGTTCTTACTATGCTAAATAATAAACCAGACTTGACAGGCGAAATTGAAATCGGAGCCGACATTGCACGATTTGGGAATGACAGCACGATTTTCTACAAGCGAAAAGGCTTATCGGTTATTGACAAAATGATCATAAAAAAACAAGATACTATTTACACAGCAAATAAACTTAAAGAATTCGCAGTAGATAAAAACACCCTTATAAAAATTGACGACACAGGGATTGGTGGGGGCGTTACGGACAATTTGATGTCAGAAGGATATAATGTTCAGGCGGTCAATTTTGGAAGCACAGCGAGGAACCCGAATAAATACAGTAATTTGATAAGTGAAATGTGGTTTTATTGCGCCGGTATTGCTGAAAAAATAAGCATTAAAGAAGACAAAGAACTCAAAGACGAATTATTGAGCCGGAAATACTTTATTGATGAAAAAGGGCGCCGTAGAATTGAGCGCAAGGATGATTTTAAAAAACGGTTTGGACGATCTCCAGACAGCGCCGATGCTTTTTTATTATGTTTTTGGAATTTTAATCAAATACTTATTCCTGGGAACCTTTCTTTTGTCGGGAAGCGGGAAGACCCGATGGAAAAATTTTACCGCTAATTATTTTCTTGTCCCGATTTATCTTGCAGAATATTCATGCAGGGTGATAAATGCAAGAAATCAAAAATGAAAAATCTGTAATTCAAGATAATGAAACGACTCAACAAGTATCTATTACGGGCTTTACTTCAATCAATGGTAACATCGAAGAGCCGTATGCGGAATACACGCCGGAAGAAAAAATCGAACTGTATTTTAAAATGCGGCGAGACCCTATTATTCAAACCTCTCTCGAATTAATTAAAAACCCGATCATCACGTCAAAGCGCACATTCAAAGAGCGCAAAATACTGACAGACAATACAAAGCGCATGATAGAATACCTTGAATGGACGTGGCAGAATATCTATAATGGGTATTATTCATTTAAGCGGCATTGGGCCATGAAATTTGATTTTGGCCTGGCCTTATTTGAGCCTGTTTTTAATACGTCCGCAAAATATCAAGGAATTTCGACGTGGCAGCTTGCAAAAATGTCTCCTATTATGTTGCGAACAATCAATAAATATCACTACGACGATTTTGGAAATTTTATAGGCATAAAACAAATGTGGCAAAAAACATCAACTGGACAAATGAATGATGTTGATATTTGGCTGTCAAAACTATGGTATGATAATAATAATGAAGAGTTTGGGAATATTTTAGGAACATCTGTAATAGAGTCAATCATCCCGTATTACTTAATGAAAAAATCAATACTTGGCGACGACGTGAGAACCAGGCAGAGAGGGCTTGGCGTTCCTGCTGGTAGCATTGATATTGCCTATGATGAAAAATTAGGGAGAGCCTTTGAAAGGGATTTAAACACGATAGGTAACTCAAAGGGCGCGTATTTTAAAACGCTTTTTAGGGTTGACGGGAACGGTAATAAAATCCCCATCACGGAAATAGATTTTAAAAATATTGACGTGGCCAATACTAATTTTGAGGCGGTTAAATACTATGACCAGGCATGTTTTTATAACACTCAGACCCATTTTGCGCTTTCCGGCGTGCAAGATGTTGGAAGCAGAGCGGCGGCTGAATCTCAAAAAAGCCCGTTTATTGCAAGGGTCAATCAGGAATTAAGGCTTGAAGACGAGAGGTTTAATGATCTGAATGATCTAATTTTGGCTTATTCGCTCTATGGGAATATCAATAAAGATGAGTGGCCTATTCAGGAAAGCGAACAGATCGGGACTGAAACGGTTGAGGCGGTAAAAGAGCGTGTTGTAGGCGCCGCGAAAGAGTTGAGTTTGGATGTTAATAAGCGGATTATTGAAGCCTGCTATGGTAAACATACGATCACGCTGTCTGACAATAAAGCGGTTGATGGTTACCGGGATTACGTTTACAATAAAAAATCGTCTCCGGAATTGAAAAAAGTTTTCAGCTTAAAACTTTCAGCAGACACTTATGATTCTATCTATTCCAGAGCAAGTAATCTTATTCTTGATGTTTACAATACAGCCATTTCTCAAAAGGCCAGCGAGTTAGAAAAGAACCCGAAGGCGGATTTAAAATTAGGCAGGTTTGGAGAGGCTGAGTCAAAATTAAAACGACTTGCAGATGAGGCGTTTGATAAGGGAATAGATTCAATTAACGAGGAAGACGCGAATTTAAGCGGATTAAAAATGGCCGCTGACCCGACTAAGCCGATCATCTCTTTCTCGATCAATGATGAAATCCATGATAAGCTTCAAAATTTATGGACAAACACAGCTTCCGCAATCGAGCAATTTTTAAAAACTCATAACCAGCAAAGCCTTGACCAGGGCGGCGGGATAAAAAAATCCATTGAAGATAATTTCCTGGATCAACGGGTTAATGACAGAAATGATATTTGTTCGACTATTGCCGGGGCTTTCACGGCCGGACGCTCTACTCAGATATTGAAAAAGGACAAGCCGGATGATCTTTATGAATGCACGTCTATTTTAGATAAAAATTTATGTGAGGAATGTGGTAAATACGATGGGCAACGAGGTACGCTTGCAGAATTTAAGGCGATTGGTTTTAATATCAGCCCTAATGCGACAAGCCTGAATCCAAATTGTCTTGGGAAAAAAGGCGCAAACGAATGCCGGTGTCAATTAGTGAAAGTTGGGAAATCTTAAAAAGTTGTCCCGATTTAGATAGCAGAAAAAAAGATACGAGGTAAAATGAACGCTCTATTATTAGACCAATTCGCTCTCGATACAAGAGTCGAAATGATTCAGCAGGGAATGACTGATTTTCAATGGATTCAGGTTTTTCCGTGGAAGACGGTATTTATGCAGAAATATAAAAGAAGCGTTGATTTTACTGATAATACTTTGCTTTCTAATATGCTTAAGGCTTATGAATCAGGCAAGATTTTTAGAATGTTCCTTGACAAAGATCATGATTTTAAAGCGAACTATGGTGAATTCGGAAAGCTTGAAATCAGAAATGGAGAAGGAACATTTATACAAATCAAGCTGAATAAATACGGGGTTGAACTCATTAAAAGCGGGCTGTATCGCTATATATCTCCGGTGATTGATGAAATAGTTGATACAGACGGCCAAAAATGGGAAAATGTATTACTTGGAATATCGTTTACGAATGTTCCCGTATTGCTTTCAGACAATCCTACCGTTCAGGAACAACTCAGGCTCAGCCGGGTCGAACAAGAAAAGCAGGCTGAAGCACAACAAAAAAAAGGAGAAAAGAAGAGAATGCAAAAATTGTGCATGATGTTATCGCTCAATCCAGAAGCGAATGAGGACGCTATCGTCCAGGCAGTCGAAAAAGAGCGGCTTGAACTCGCAAACACAAAAAAGGCGGCCAGCGATCTTAAACTCGCAAATGACGACTTGGCTAAAAAGATCGCAGACCTGACAAAACAACTTACCGATGCGGTCGCTGAGTTGACAGGTATGAAAGAGAATCAGGCGAATGCAGAAGCTCAGGGCGTCGTAGAAATGGCGATTAAATCCGGAAAAGTTGAACCCCGGTTCAAGGACAAATGGATGAAGCGCTATAAAGAAGACAAGGAAGGAACCAAGTTGGAACTTTCAGCGATGAAGGCGATTGTTGAACCTGGGCAAAAATCGATGTCAAGCGAAAACGTGGATTATGAAAACTCAAACGGACTCAGCCTGGAACTTTCAGCGTATATGGACAAACTAGGCTGGGATAAAAAAGATAAAGAAAGCATTGCGATTGCAGAGGTCATGTTGGCTGACGCTAAGGCAATGAAGGAGAAAAAATAATGGCAGTTACAGCGAATAAACAAATCACGATTAAACAGGGAGAAGAGGGGAAGTTTATAGCTTTCCCGGTTCTAGCTGGAGAGAAAATTCTTTCGGGAGTTTTTTCAGTTGTGGGAGCAGACGGTTATTTAAAAACAGCAACAGCAGCGAATATTAAAACCGCAAAAGCTGTTGTAATTACTATTGATGCTCTTGATAACACAAGCGGAGTAAATGGAAACGTGGCGACTGGTTTAAATTTGGTTCGTGCTTATGTAAGCGGAACTTTTAAACTCGCAAATTTTACTTCTATCACTCAGGCAATGGTAATGAAGTCAATGTTTATAACAGACAACTATACTATTGATGAGGCGCAAGTAAGCGGAATTAAAGCGGGTACTCTGGTGCAATATCTTTCAGCAACAAGCGGATATTTAGAACTGAATAAATTCTACAATGCAGATGGTCTTATTGTTCAAAAAGTGCCTTTAGTTGCCGCCGCAGATGGAACGGCTGGTGCTGTTTTAGCATGGGCCAACCCAACTGGACAAAGTATTATTGTTGAAAAAGTCATTGCTGAAATTACCCACGCCGCAACAGATGCGCTTGGAGCTGTTGATATTGGTGTGGCTGCAAATGGCACTACTGCAAGCGACACAATTATTGACGGATTAGTTATCGACACCGTTGGAACTTTCTCCCCTGTTGGCTCTGGCGGTACAAATGGAAAAGGCGACAGATTGATGACTTCGGGTCAGTATATTACCGGAACTTCAAAAACAGCAGACCACCTTAATTTAGCCGGAATGACAGGCAATGCGCATATTTTCTATCGTTTAATTGATTAACAAAAGAAAGGAGAACCTAAAAATATGTTCAACTCAGCAACAGCCCTTCTCAAGGGTATTCAGGGGAAATTCCAGAACGCGCTAGACGCAGCCCCTCAAACAGAACTGGAAAAAGTGGCTTTTCAGGCTCCAAGCGAGGAGCTTTTTGAATCATTCTGGATACCAGGGACAACGCCGGCTATTCAGAAACTGGTAGATAGGCTAGACTTTGGGTCAATGCAGGACTTTGAATTAAAAGTTTTCAACGATGACTTCGGCGCTGGGTTCAAGGTTGATAAAAACGTGCTTAATGACTCGAAAAAATATTTAAGCGGAGGCGTTGAACTGCATATTAGAGGAATGCTTGAAAAATACAAATCCTTTAACAGCAAGATCATGGCGTCCGCTTTAGTGGCAAATGGAACCGCTTTTGACGGCACAGCGTTTTTTGCGACATCACGCCCCAATCTCTTGACTGGCGGAAACGTTATTGACAACCTGTACACCGGAACTGGAACAACTCAGGCGCAAATTACAGCAGACTTTGAGGGCGCTCTCGCTAAAATGCTTGGATTCAGAGATTCTAATGATGACGCACTGAACGCAGGCGCAAAACCAGCGGTAATTATCCCTATCCATTTATTGCCGATTTTTAGAAAAATTTTGGTTTCTCAGTATTTTGCAGGCGGTGTGGATAACTTAAACCAAAACGCCGCTGAAATTATCGTGAACTGGTCGCAAGCGGCAACCGACAACGACTGGTATATCGCCAACCTTGCCTCAGCGTTGCCTCCGTTTATCATTACAAACCGGGAGCAGCCTGTTTGGGATGTTGACGATCCTAAGTTCGGGAAGTGGATTAACTACGGCTACACGTTCAGGAAGGGCATTGGTTACGGAAACCCTATTTCCATCATTAAAATAAATAATTAATCAAATAAGGCCGTCTGAAAATGGCGGCCTATAAGGAGAAAAAATGGCAGTATATCAAATAGAAACCAGGCCTGGGAAAACAAAACTAGGGCATAATCTTGAAACCCGTGAAATAGTTTCGGATTTGACAAAAAAATTTTGCAAGGCAAATAAAACAGAAAAAGAGATTTTTGAAATTCTTAAAGCTGATAAAGAAATCACGATTAAAGAAATTGACACAAACAAACCAGAGACACTTGAGGCTACCACGCCAGAAAAAAAACCAGGAAGACCAAGGGGTAATTAAAAATGTCCTATTGCACCGTTGATGATATTGGGATCGCATTACAAAAACAGCTTGTAGAGATAGACGAAAACACTAAAAAATATTACCACGAAGACAGTCAGCCGACAGAGGCTCAAGTAACGTCTATTATCGAGCGGTTTTCAAATATCATTAACGGTGCGTTGAAAGTTGCCGGGATCACTCTCCCGGTAACCTCTTCTATTCTACTTCCAATTTTACAACATCAAAACATTAACGGGGCGGCCGGGTATATTTCCGGTACTTACATTAAGAATGCAGACGGGAACACTCAGTATAACGCCTATTCTGGAGCGTTTGATAAATTTTTGCAGGACGTGTACGGAAACCCTAGAAAATATAATGCGATTGCGTCTGAAAATTCGGCCGATGTTCCGTCTAGTTTTAACAATGTGTCTTCCGGCTATCTGACAGAAAAAGACCTTGACTTTATGAAAGACGTGAGGTTCCCTTAATGCTGAGCGGAATGGATCGCGCCAGGCAGGTGATTAAGTCTTTAATCAATAAACTTGATGACTGCTCTGAGGTTTTTAAGCGGTTTAAAACGGAATATCAAAAAACAATCAAAGACGCTTTCAACACACAGGGCGCAACGTTCGGCAAAAAATGGGCTGCCTATTCTCTGTCTTACCGCAAATGGAAACAGAAACACGGCAATAAGCCAAAACTGAGACTTTCTGAAAAATTGTTTGAGGCAACCCAGGGCGGGCCAGGGTGGTTTGAGCGGATAGGGAAAAAAGACATTGTCATTGGGATTACCAGCTTTATTCCTTACGCGCGGATTCACCAGCGAGGCGGCGACGCAGGGAGGGGAAATAAAGCGCATATTCCGCAGAGGGCATTCTTTTTGAATTACGATAACAAAACAATCCCGGTCCGGGCGTTGAATTTCTTAGCTGACGATTTGACAAGGGAATTGAATAAGGCGGCGCAATGAGTAGAGTTTTTGGAGAAGACATTGAAAAAATATTTATTGACCGGATCAAAGACGCGGTAAACGGGTTAAATGCTATTACTACGATTATTGACAGCGAGCGTGGAGGGAAAAAACTTGCTCCGGCAATGAAAATCAGAAGCGAAAATATTGCTTCCGGCGATTCGGTTTTAGAATTTCCTTGCGTGAATGTTTACATCGAGGGGAGTCAGGTCGGATCAGACGGCGGGATAACAAACGACATAGAAATGATGAATGACGTTTACACCGTTACCGTTTTAATTTCGATCAAGGAAGAAATACAAAGCAAAAATAATACCATTTTAAACCGCTACGAAGAAGCAATAAAGCGTTGCTTACACGGTTACAGAACAGAGCAGACAACCTGGATTCTCAATTCAAGTTCACAAAAAGGAATCGGGACGGATGCGGATTATAGAAAGACGTGCGACAGGCTGAAAGCTCAGTTTGAAGTGCGAATAAATTAAAAGGAGAAAAATTTGGGAAAAATATCCAACAAGGACACGCGGACCTGGTTGAGAATCGAGTCCGCTTATGCGACTCCTCCGGCTAACTGGTCAGATCAGTTAAAAGTTTCTCTATTGCATTCCACGGGGGCGAGTGTAAAGAAAAATCTTGCAAAAGAGCAGGATAAAGCCAATATGGGCGGGAAATATCCGGCAGGCTACACTAAAACAAAAGAGAGCGTGGAAGGAAATCTCCCGGTTACGTTTCACCCTGAACAATTCGCTACCCTGGCGTTCTTGGGCCTTGGCGCAATGACGACAGAGAAAGCGTATTCCGGTTTTATGGCTGTTTTTTATTCCGGGAATGCTGATTCGTGCCTGATAGAACGAACAGCCGCAGGGAAATTGACTGTAAAAATAGGAGTTCCGGGAGCCGAGGTTGCGGACACGAACTTTAATTCAACTGGGGAAATTGATTTATCTTCACCAGGATTTGACACCATGGCGGAGTTGGCGGAGGCTATTTCCGGATACACCGGGTATAAAGTATATTCTCACGGGGAAGGAGCCAGCTTATCAACCACTATTCCGGTTTTTACCGCAAAACAGGCGAAAGGGCAATCGGTTAAATTGGAGTTTATTGATAGCGAAAGCACCGTATATAGGCATAGAATTAAGCCGATCGTGGGTGGCGGGAAACCTTCTTTCTCGTTGATCAATGATAAAATAATCTCTTTCGAGCAGGTCACAGGGGCTAAGGGGGATAATTTTTCCATTAATGCGGCGGCAGGCGGTTTATTGTCTATGGAGTTGGCTTATGTGGCAAAGACTCTTGAAAAAATTCTTGCCCTGCCGTCTGGAATCATCACTACTTACGAAAAAACTGGTCAAATCGCAGCCGGGCAGATGCTGAGCTATATCAACGGAGTATTGCAGGGGGAATGCACCAGCTCTAAAATTGTCAACGCTCCAGGGCTGTTTAAAGATTCTTATGAACTCGGCTCTTACCAAATCAGCGAGCCGGATGACACAACCGCTTCTTTAAAAATTGATCACGAATATTTTTATACCACAGGAACTCAGCACATTGAAGAAAAATGGGACAATGGTGATGAGGTCGAGCTTGCTTATTACATCGAATCTAAAGATTTGGTTGAGACAGGAAAGCCTTATGCCGCATGGATCAGGATTCCGCGATGCGCTATTCTCGATTCCCAGGCTCCTATTGGAAGCGACGGAGTCATTAAAATGCCGTCCAGCTTTGAGGCGTTGTCTCCGCTCTATGAAGACGTGAACGGATATGGGGCGATTGAGATTGATATTTTATCAAAACGACAAACTTTTTAAAGGGGGTGTATGATGATTAATTGGGAAGAAATAGACTCTCAGGAATTTATAGAAGAGCAAAGATTAGAGCTTGATTTTGAAAAGGGCAAAAAGTTCATCACGCTGACAAAAATCCCTTTCCATATCCGCAATAAAATACAAGCTAATGGGCTATTGGGCCGCGAGTCTGAATTAACGTATAACGAAACAGGCGCACTATCTAAAGAAGTTGTCAAATTCACTAAAGAGTACGCAGAGGCAAAAGAAAATCAGTTTAGGCTTTTGATCGAATACGGTATTGACAAAAAAAAGCATGACTTAGGCACCGGGGAATTAACCGTTAAAGACTTTGAAGAATTGGCGTTAAGAAAACCGGGCATGGTGGAAATGATCAAACTGGAAATCATGTATTTTAACGGACTGCTTGAAAGGCCTCAAAAAAAAAATTAATGAATAACTGGGAGTGTATGCAAAAACAAATACGCTCCGTTATTCAAATGCACTTTAGACGCATTAACCCGCCAAAAAACCGGGCCGACATACAAAAAAACTTTGATAACTGGATTTGGTTTATAGTTCACGTTTGGAATAATTCAAGCGTTTCTGAGTTCAAGGGTAAAAACAGGCTTTTTAAAATGCTGAGATATACAGACCGCACTAAAATAAAAGGACTAAGCCTCAGCAACCCTGAATTTGAGTTTTTGGTAAAATTTATCGTATTTGAGATTGAAGAGGAGTTAAACAGAAATGGATAATACCGCAGAAGTTCAGATAAATCTAGTATCAACAGACAACGCAAGCGGGAATATATTAGCAGCTGGTGACGCTCTTGATACGCTCAATCAACAAACAATAAAGGCGACTGAAAATTCAGGTCAGAAAATAACCGAACTGGGTGGGAAATTCAAACAATTCAAGGAAGTTTCAGGAAACGCTATTAATACGGCTGTTTCGTCTGGTGCTATAACAGGAGAAATGGCTAAAATAGCTCCGGTTGTCGGAGGAGTTTCTTCTGCTTTTAGCAGTCTTTTGACTACTGGATTTACACCGCTTAATATAGCTATAACAGGGGCGGCTTTGGCGCTTCCACTATTAATTAAAGCTTTTTCCGATTCAAAGCCCAGCCTTGATAGTCTTACTCAGAGTTTCGACAGTTTTAAAAAATCAATAAAAGATGCAAATGCTCAATTATTTGATGCTCAATCTCAAATGAGGAATATAAGAAATTCTGGACTTGATGTTTATTTAAAAGAGGCAACTCGATATTTTCAGGACATTGAAAAAGCAAATAAACGTGTAAAAGAAAACGCAAACGCAAACGCTAAAGACATCGCGCTGCAATATATAAAAGAATTTGAAAGAGCTGGTGTGCAGTCTTCAAAGTTGTTTGAGGCGTTTAAAATACCCGATGATGTTAAGGCAAACATAGAAGACTTTAAAAGCAGTATTACGCAGGGTGTTTTTGATTCTCAAAATTCTGTTTTTAAAAGTGGAGCGGAAGCAGTAAATAAATATGGTGGAACAATTAAAGCCACTTTCCAGAGTGAAGAAATTGTTAAATATTTTGAACAATCTCAGCTGGCCGGAAAAGACTTTGATTCTTCTTTTAGTTGGATTTCAAATAAAATATTGGGTTTAAATAATTTGAACTCAAAATCATTCCAGGATGCTTCAACTGTTCAAGGGAAATTCTATCTTGACCTTAAAAAACAAATGCAAGATTATTATGATGCCTATAAAATTAATAACGATAAGGTAAAAGCAGAGGCTGCAAGGGTTGAGATAGAAAAGGCACAAAAAAGTAAAGCAGATTACGAAAAATACTTAGGGTTAGCCATTGAGTTTAATAAACAAAAGCTTTCTGCTCAAATTCAATTTGATAGTCAGGAATTAGCTCAAACAATAGAAAATCAAATGGCATTAATTGAAAAAAGAAAGATAATTCAATTTTCTGAAATACAAAGAATGTATATTGATAAAGAGCAAAAGGCAGTTTTACGGAAAAAAGCAAATCAAGAAGCTCTTGCAGATGAGCAGGAGTTTGTAAAAAATTATACAGAGGGCATGGCGGCTTTTGGCGGGGCAGCTCCAAAAATGGAAATACAGCCCCCTGATAAATCGGCATGGGATGAGTTTCGGGATAGTTTTTCGCTCGCAGGGATTGGGGCAGAAATAGACAGTTTAAACCCTAAAATGGATGCCAGCAAAGAAGCCGCCGGGTTAATGCACGCCGGGGTTAATGGGGCGGCCAAAAGCATGAGCAACGCTTTTGTCCAATTAGGTGCAACAGGGAAACTCAGTCTTGCCAGTTTAGGAAACGCAATAAAACAAAGCGTAGCGGTTGAAATGCAGGCTATCTCTGCCAAGTCTATAGTTTGGGCTTTATATGAAACAGCCAGGGGATTCGCTGCTCTTTTTATGAATCCTGCCGAAGCTGGGGCGCACTTTCAGTCAGCCGGACTTTTTGCGGCAACTGCTGTAGCTGCTGGAGTGGGGGCTGGAGTTATCGGAGGAGGCGGATCAACGTCTGCAAGCGGAGGAACTAATGTAGCGGACACATCTAAAACAGATACATCTAAAACAGATACATCTTCTGAAACTAAAACAGAGGCAACAACTAAAACGACAGAAATTAATATTAATGTATCGGGAAACATGAATAAAGGGGCTACAGAAGACGTTTTAGAGGCGATGCAGAACCTTGGTGAAATAATTAATTCCAGGGATTTATCAGGGGCTTCAGCGGCATAAAAATGCGGGAATTTCCCGCTTTTTAAATTACTCTAAACTTGACGGCGTGCTTCCTGATGCCGTTGCGACTACATAAGCTCCTGAACTATAAGCGGTCGCATATAAATTACCATCGATGTAAATATTAACCCGGACATCTC